CCTTTCTGCACGCGTCCACAGTTCAAATGTTGAGGTCACCCGATGGCGATGCCCCGCACGCCGAAGGCCAAGGCCGCGGTGTCGGGGCAGGCGGCCAAGAACCCGCAGCGCTTCGCCAAGCGCCAGGAGCCCAAGGCGCCGCCGCTCGGCACCCCGCCGGTCTGGCTGTCGAAAGAGCAGAAGGCGGTGTGGGCGCAGTTCGCCCGCGAGTTGCCGTGGCTGAACGGGTCGCACCGCGCCCTGCTGGAGATCGCCGTCACCATCCGCGCCCGGCTGATCGCCGGCCAGGACGTGGGGGTGCAGGCGCTGAACCTGCTGCGCCAGTGCCTCGGCTCAATGGGCGCGACGCCGGCCGACGCAACCAAGGTGGCGATGCCCGATGACGGAGAGGAAGACCCGGACGAGGCGTTCTTCGCCCGCCCGAACTGACGACCGCGCCACCGCCTATGCGCGGGCGGTGCTGGCCGGGGAGTTCGTGGCCGGGCCCCACGTCCGAAACGCCTGCCGGCGGCACCTGGACGACTTGGAGCGGGGCGGGGAGCGCGGCCTGAGATACGACGTGGCGGCTGCCGAGCACGTGTGGAGCTTCTTCGAGGGGGTGTTCCGGCTCTCCGAGGGCCAGTTCGAGGGCAGGCCGTTCCGGCTGCACCCCTCGCAGGCCTTCGTGACCGGCATGCTGTTCGGCTGGAAGCGGGCGGACGGCACGCGGCGGTTCCGCCGGGCCTACATCGAGCAGGGCAAGGGGAACGGCAAGTCGCCGCTCGCCGGGGGCATTGGCCTCTACGGCATGACGGCGGACGGGGAGGCGGGGGCGCAGATCTACGCCGCGGCGGCCAAAAAGGAACAGGCGGGCATTCTCTTTCAGGACGCCTGCAAGATGGTGCGGAAATCGCCGGCCCTGCTGCGGAAGCTGTCCTTCAGCGGCGGCATGGGGCGCGAGTTCAACATCGCCCACCACGCCTCGCAGAGCTTCTTCCGGCCGATCAGCAAGGACGCCGGCAAGACTGGCTCGGGGCCGCGGCCGCACTTCGCGCTGTGCGACGAGGTGCATGAGCACCCCGACCGCAGCATCATGGAGATGCTGGAGCGCGGCTTCAAATTCCGCCGCCAGCCCTTGCTGCTGATGATCACCAATTCCGGCTCCGACCGGAACTCGGTCTGCTGGGAGGAGCATGAGCACGCCGTCCGGGTGGCGGCCGGTACGATGACGCCCGACGACGACTTCGCCTATGTGGGCGAGCCGATTGACGACACGACGTTCAGCTTCGTGTGCGCGCTCGACAAGGGCGATGACCCGTTGGAGGACCCGTCGTGCTGGGAGAAGGCGAACCCGCTGCTGGGCGTGACGATCAGCCGGGAGTACCTGGCCGACGTGGTGCGCCAGGCGAAGGCGCTGCCGGGCAAGCTGAACGGCATCCTGCGGCTGCACTTCTGCCAGTGGACCGACGCGGACGAGGCCTGGATGTCCCGCGAGGCCCTGGAGGGCGTGCTGGAGGACTTCGACCCGGCTGAGCATGCGGGCGCTGAGGTGTTCATGGGGGCCGATCTGTCGGGATCGCAGGACCTGACGGCGCTGGCCTTCGTCGTGCCGACCGGCGCCGTGGAGGTGCCGCGGCCGGATGGCACCATCGCCGTCCTGCCGACCTTCGACGCCTGGGTTGAGGCCTGGACGCCGGGCGACACGCTGCATGAGCGGGCGCTTCGGGACAAGGCGCCCTACGACGTGTGGGCCGCGCAGGGCTGGCTCAATGCGCCGCCCGGCCGGCAGATCAGATTGGATTTCGTCGCCGCCCGCATCGCGGAGGCGACCAGCGAATACGCGATCCGGCAGATCGCCTATGACCGCTACGCCTATCGCAAGCTGGAGGACGAGTTGGATGCGATGGGGGTCACGGTTGACCAGGTGGCGCATCCGCAGGGCGGCAAGGTGCGGGCGCGGCCCTCTGACGAGGCCGTCGCCGCAGCCAAGGCGCGGGGCGAGGAGCCTCCGCTGGGGCTGTGGATGCCCGGCTCGATAACGGAGCTTGAGACACTGATCTTGGAACGGCGCATCCGCCTCAGGAAGAGCCCGGTCCTCATCTCGGCCTGCATGTCGGCCGCGACGGAGAAGGACCAGCAGGACAACAGGTGGTTCTCCAAGCGGAAGGCCACCAATCGCATTGACGCCGTGGTCGCGCTGGCGATGGCGGTGGGCGCGGCCACTGCGACGCAGGTAGAGGCGGGCGCGTCATTCTGGGAAAGCTAGGCCGCGGCGCGGCGAAACCACGAGGTTACGCATGGGCTGGCTGGCTCGACTGACAGGGCGGGAGGCGAAGAGCGGCCCGACCGTAGAGGAACTGTTGCGCGAGATGTTCGGACGCCCGCCGTCGAAGTCGGGCGTCGAGGTCACGATCTCGACGGCCCTACAGGTATCGACCGTGCTGGCCTGCGCCCGCGTCCGGGCCAACGGCGTCGCCCAGGTGCCGTTGAAGGTCTATCGGGAGCTGCCGGGCGGCGGGAGCGAGCCGGCGCGCGACCACTCGCTGTTCGAGGTGCTGCGGCTGCGGCCGAACCCCTGGCAAACCTCGTTCGAGCTGCGCCAGATGATGGAGTTCCACCGCACGCTCTGCGGCAACGCCTACGCGTTCATCAACCGGGTCAGGGGCAGCATCGTCGAACTGATCCCGTTCGAGCCGGGCCAGGTCGCGGTCAAGCGCAACGACGACTATTCGCTGGCCTACACAGTAACGGCGCCGAACGGCCGGCAGATGACCTTCCCGTCGGAGGCGATCCTGCACCTGCGGGGGCCGAGCTGGAACGGCTGGATGGGGCTCGATACGGTGAAGCTGGCGCGGGAGGCCATCGGCCTCGCCATCGCCACCGAGGAGGCCCACGCCAAGCTCCACAAGAACGGGGTGCAGACGAGCGGCCTCTATTCGGTCGAAGGCACGCTCAACAAGGCCCAATACGACGCGCTGCGCGAGTGGATCGAACAGAACCACGCCGGCGCCGCCAACTCGGGCCGGCCCTTCATTCTGGACCGGGCGGCGAAGTGGACCTCGCTGGCGATGAGCGGGGTCGATGCCGAGCACCTTGCGACGCGGCGGCACCAGGTGGAGGAAATCTGCCGGGCGCTGAACGTCTTCCCGCAGATGGTCGGCTATTCCGACAAGGCCAGCACCTATGCCAGCGCGGAGCAGTTCTTCGGCGCCCATGTCGTCCACACGCTGGGCCCGGAATACGTGGCCTGGGAGCAGGCCCTCGACTGCTCGCTGCTGGGCGAGCGGGAGCGCCGGGACGGCCTGTTCTGCAAGTTCACCGTCAATGGCCTCCTGCGCGGGGCGATGAAGGACCGGGCCGAGTTCTACACCAAGCTCTACGGCGTCGGGGCGCTCAGCCCGAACGACATCCGCGCCCTTGAGGACATGAACCCCTACGAGGGCGGCGAGGCCTACCGCGTGCCGCTCAACATGGTGGATCCGGCCCAGGAGCCGCCACCGCCGGCCGATCCCGCGCCGAACCCATAGGACGCAAGATGGAACGCAACGCCTTCGGCCTCCGCGAAGTGAAGCTCGCGGGCGGCGAGACCATGACCTTTTCCGGCTACGGCGCCGTCTTCGACAACGTGGACAGCTATGGCGACGTGATCGTCAAGGGCGCCTTCGCCGAAACGCTCGCGCGGGCCGCCAGCACCGGCCAGTGGCCAGCCATGCTGATGCAGCACGGCGGCTGGGGCATGGGCTCCGACGACATGACGCCGGTCGGCATCTGGACCTCGATGGAAGAGGACAGCATCGGCCTGAAGGTGGAGGGCAAGCTGGCCGACACGGCGCGGGGCCGGGAGGCCTACGCCCTCTTGAAGATGGAGCCGCGCCCGGCCATCGACGGCCTGTCCATCGGCTATGTGACCAAGGCCTACGAGCCGCGCTCGCGGCCGGAGGAGCCGCGCCGGAAGCTGACCAAGCTGGACCTCCTGGAGGTGTCCCTGGTCACGTTCCCGGCCAACCCCAAGGCCCGCGTCGCCTCGGTGAAGTCCGAGGGCGGCCTGACGATCCGAGATGCCGAGGAGGCCCTGCGCGATGCCGGGTTCTCCCGCAAGGAGGCCAAGGCGATCCTCGCCAGCGGCTTCAAGTCCATCCCCCAGCGCGACGCCGGCGGCACACAGGACACCACGGCTGCCCTGCGGCAGCTCCTGCGCACCATCCGAACCTAAGGAGAGCCCCATGGGCTACGAAATCAAGTCGGCCGGCGACGACGTGACCGCACTCGTCACCGACCTCGGCAAGGCGTTCGAGGAGTTCAAGTCCACCCACGAGCGCGAGATCAAGGAGATCAAGGCGAAGGGCTCGCCCGACGCCGTGACCACCGAGAAGCTGTCCAAGATCGATGACGCGCTCGCCAAGCTCTCCGAGGCGAAGGACGCCATGGAGCGCCGCGCGGACGACCTGGAGAAGAAGCTGAACCGGCCCGGCGCCGGCGGCGGCGAGGCGGGCGAGAAGCGCGAGGCCGAGGTGAAGGCGTTCAACGCCTCGCTGAAGTCCTTCGCCGGCATGTACGGCCGCCCGGCCCCGGCCGAGGTGGCGGGCGAGGCCTACGACGACTACCGCAAGGGCTTCAACGCCTTCGTCCGCGGCGGCGACCGCAGCTTCGGCGATGCCGAGCGCAAGGCGATGTCGGTCGGCTCCGACCCGGACGGTGGCTACCTCGTTCCGGCCGACATGTCGGGCCGCATCGTCACCCGCGTGTTCGAGACCTCGCCGATGCGTCAGGTCGCGAGCGTGCAGGTGATCGGCACCGACGCCCTGGAGGGCATGGTGGACCGCAACGAGGCGTCGTCCGGCGGCTGGGTTGGCGAGACCCAGCCCCGGCCCACGACCGGCACGCCGCAGATCGGCAAATGGCGGATCCCGGTCTATGAGCTGTTCGCGCAGCCCGAGGCGACGCAGCAGCTCCTCGACGACGCCAACGTCAGCGTGGAGGCGTGGCTGGCCGGCAAGGTGGCGGACAAGCTGACCCGCGTCGAGAACGCCGCCTTCGTGGTGGGCGACGGCGCCAACAAGCCCCGCGGCCTGTTCGCCTACGACACCGCGGCGACGGCCGACGACGCCCGCGCCTGGGGCACCTTCGAGCACATCGCCACGGGCGCGAACGGCGGTTTCGCCGCCAGCAACCCGGCCGACAAGCTGTTCGACCTGCTGGGCGCCTTCAAGGACGCCTACCTCGGCAATGCCCGCTGGGTGACCCGCCGCGAGGTCATCACCCTGATCCGCAAGTTCAAGGAGTCCACCACGGGCAACTACCTGTGGCAGCCGGGCCTCCAGCAGGGCCAGCCGCAGACCATCCTCGGCTACCCGGTGACCATCGCCCAGGACGTGCCGGCGCTGGCGGCCGGCTCGCTGTCGCTCGGCTTCGGCGATGTCCGCGAGACCTACCAGATCGTGGACCGCCAGGGCTTCCGGGTGCTGCGCGACCCCTACACCAACAAGCCCTTCGTGCGGTTCTACACGACCCGGCGCGTGGGCGGCGGGGCCGTGCAATTCGAGGCCTTCAAGTTCCTGAAGTTCACCGCCTAAGGGCGGCAGCGTCAACGCGAGCGGCGGCGGCGCTCCGGCACCGCCCCGCCCTTCGGCCTAAGGAGGGCCGCACATGCGCGACATGATGAACCACATCCACCCGGTGCGGGCGATCAGCCCCGTCGCCGCGGTGGCCGACAATACGCCGTTCGTGAGCGAGGTCATCGACACGCGCGGCTACGACAGCCTGACGTTCCTGCTGATGACGGGCGCGCTGGCGGATGCCGACGCGACCTTCGCCGTGCTGGTGGAGGACGGCGACGATCCGGCCCTGTCCGACGCCGCCGCCGTCGCCGATGACGAGCTGATCGGCACCGAGGCGCTGGCCGGCTTCACCTTCGCGGACGACAACGAGACCCGGAAGATCGGCTACCGGGGCCACAAGCGGTATGTCCGCATGACGGTCACCCCGACCGGCAATTCGGGCAACGCCTTCCTGGCCGCCGTGGCGCTGCTGGGGCACCCGCACCGGCAGCCGACCTCCAATCCGCCGGTCTAAGCCAACCGGGGCGGCTCCGGCCGCCCCGAACCCTCCGAGGCCGCCATGCCCCTGACGACCCTCGCCACGCTGAAGGCCGAACTCGGCATCTCGGACAACAGCCAGGACGCCTACCTGACGGCGCTGCTCGCCCAGCAGTCGGCCGCCGTCGAAGCCTACTGCAGCAGGGTCTTCGGCCGGCGCGCGGTCACCGACACCTTCCGGTCGGATGTGCGGCGGGCGCGGCTGGTACTCTCGGCCCGGCCGGTCATCAGCGTCACCAGCGTGACAGAGGCCGGCACGGTCCTCACCGCGGCCGACTACGAGGCCGACAGCGCCGCCGGCCTGCTGTTGCGGCTCGACGGCGCGGATGGCCCGTCCTGCTGGGCGGCGGGCAAGACCGTCGTCGTCTATCAGGCGGGCTACGTGCTGCCGGGCGAACCATCACCTGATCTGCCGGCCGACATCGAGCGGGCCTGCATCGACCTCTGCGTCAGGGCTCACGCCGCCAAAGGCCGCGACCCGGCGCTGCGCAGCTACCAGAACCCCGATGTCGAGTCCTTGAGTTACTTCGATCCGGACAAGACCGAGCTGCGCGGCGGGCTGCCGGCGGACATCGCCGGGCGCCTTGACCCACACCGAACGGTGCATTTCTGATGTCCGCCCTGGAGCGCTTCGCCGCCTCCCTGGCGCGGGCCGGGCGGGGCATGGTGCTGAAGCGCCGCGTCGGCACCGGCTCCAGCTTCGTGAGCGCGACGGTGAAGGGCAAGGCCACGGCCTACCAGCCGCAGGAGCTTGTGGGCGGGGTCATCCAGGGGGATCGCAAGGTCCGCATCGCCCAGGCCGACCTCACCGCGGCGGGCTGGCCCGGAGCGGCGCCGGTGGGCGTCACCGCCGGGCAGTGGCCCGACAGGCCGTCCAAGGGCGACAGCCTCGACGGTTCCGCCGTGCAGGGGGCGGAAGCCCTCTACGACGGCGAAACGCTGGTCGGGTGGAAGGTGTGGGTGAGGGGTTAGGCGGCGGTCGCGCCCCGCCGGGAGTTGGCAACCAGCGCCCCTACCGCCCAGAGCAGCGCGGCGCCGATCAGCCCGCCGCCAATGGCACCGGCGACATACCAACCGTAATGTGAGCGTGATGCCGCTCGCGTCTCCAAGGCATCTCGACAGACGATCAGCGGGTTGTCGACCTTGCCGATCATCGTCAGTTTGCAAGCTTCCACCTCATGGAAGGTGGGTGGCTGCATGTCGGACCAGAGCTTGTAGGCACCAGCGCTGGCGAACAAAAGAACGCCGAAGGCTAAGGCGCGCATCACGACGACCATCGTTACCTTCCATCCGGGGTTTGCACTGGCAAGAGCAAGGCGCCAATGCCCACCCCGAGTCAATATGCCACAGCTAGAGGTTATGCGATGGCACGTTCGACGGCAGCGTTCGAGCGCACGATCCGGCTCGCCGTCGATAGCCTCAGGCCACCTGATGTGCAGCGGCACCACGCGGCTGTTGCCCGGCGTGGTCTCGTGGATCACCTGCGCAAGCTCAAGGGCGACCTGCCCGAGGTGCAGACGTTCGTCGACGGGCGGCTCGGGGCGCCGGAGGAGAGTGTCAAGCCCTACGGGGTGATCCGCTACGAGTTCGTTTTCGCGAGCGAGGCTGCCACCTTCGCGCTGAAAGAGGCCCAGGAAATGTCGCCAGTCGATAGCGGTGCATTTCGCAGGGCTTGGTTCTTGATGGTGGACGGCAAAGAGGTCGCGGCCGATGCCATCCCTCCGTCGGCCCGACGCATCGTTCTAACGAACGACCGACCCTACGCGCGCAAAATCGAGGTCGGGGCGATGACGGTGAGAGTTCCTCCTGGCATCGTGGACCGGCTCCAGCGGGTGGTCCTCCGTCGCTTCGGCAACAGCGTTGAGGCCGATGTCCAATACATCGAACTGGCCGGGGGATACCGCCTGAAGCGCGACGGTGGACGCAAGGGCCGCCGCAAGGGCGATCCGCTGACCTATCCCGCGCTCATCATGACGGTGCGCTGAGGAGGAATGATGCAGTTCTCGGCCATCGTCGATGCCGTGCGGGCGATCCTCCCGCGCGATTGGGCAACCGCGCCCATCGCCTACCCAAACGAACAGTTCCACCAACCCGGAAATGAACCCTGGGTCTATCTGGAGGTGCTTGGCGCCGGGGCGGAAAGCTCGCTGTTCGGCTCCGCCGGCCTTCGGGTGGCGCGCGAAGACGCTGTGATCTTCGCCCACGTCTTCGTTCCCCAGGGGGAGGGGACGGACGGAGCCTATGCCATCGCCCAGCAGATCGGCGAATTGCTGCGCTGCCAGACGCTCGCGCCCGGCATCGAGACCGAGGCGCCCCGCATCGGCCCCGGCGAGCGCGATGAAGAGAACGGCAACACGTTTCGGGTCTCGGTCTCGGTGCCGGTGACCGCCCACTACACCGCCTGACCCCAGGCGGCCCTGCCGCATAGGCGGCTTCCACACACGATAGGAGAGCACCATGCCGGGAGTCGTCACCTCCCCGAAGACGAAGCTGTTCATCGCCGGCGTCCATGCCGACGCGACGGACACCGCGTCCGAGTATGCGGCGCTGACCTGGGTCGAAGTGGGTGAGATTACCAACTTCGGCGAGTTCGGCACGTCCTACCAGCCGATCACCCACAATCCCGTTGGCTCCAACGAGACCTACAAGTTCAAGGGCTCGAAGGATAACGGTTCGCTCCAGCTCACCATCGCACGCGTGCCGTCAGATGCCGGTCAGACGATCATCAAGACCGCGGCCGACAGCTATTCGAACTACGACTTCAAGATCGAGCTGAACGACAAGCCGTCCAGCGGCGTCAGCCCCAAGCCGACGACCTTCTACTTCCCTGGGAAGGTCATGTCCTACACCACGAACATCGGCGGTGCGAACAACATCGTGGGCTCCACGGTCAACATCGGCATCGACGGCGCCATCATCGAAGTGGCGGCGACCAGTTCGTAAGGAACGCTCGCGCGAGCGCGGCGGGGCGGCGGAGGTCAGGGGCCGCCGCCCTGCCAACCCCTCAATACCCCTGGCGCCCCTGAATGGAGCACCCCTGATGAGCAAGCTCGACGCCGGTCAGATCACCGTCACCCTCGACGGCGAGGAGGTTGTGCTGAAGCCGACCATCGCCGCGGCCAAGAACATCAGCCGCCTGCTGGGCGGCTTCCAGGCGGCGCACCAGGCGCTCTTCGCACAGAACCTCGACGCCTATGTCACCGTCGTGCGGCATGGGTTGGGCATGAAGACCGAGGCGGAGGCCAAGGGCCTTGAGGACCGGGTGTTTCGCACCGGCCTTCGAGCCTTGGTCGGCCCGCTGACCGACTTCATCCTCATCCTCGCCAACGGCGGGCGCCCGCTCGAAGAGGCCGCGGAGGGCGAGGGCGAGGGAAAGGACGCAGCCTGACACTCGATGAGTTCTGGGATGAACTCTTCAAGTGGGCGTGCGGGTGGCTGGGGTGGCCGCCCGACGTGGCGCTCAACACCCCCATTCCGCAGATCGAACTCGCCTTAGAGGGCAAGGTCGATTTCCTGAAGAAAACAAGTCCCTGGGGACCGGCAGAGGCCGAGGCCCCTGAGCCGCAGAACGTGGCTCAGGGCCTTGCCGCATTGCTGCGCTCCAAGGCGTCCGAGCCCCAACCCTGAGGGGCGGCATAGCTGGGAGGGTCGCATGGCACAGCGCGAAGAGGCCGTTACGGCACTCGTCTATGACGCGCGGCCCGCCCAGCAGGGCGCGGAGCTGTTCGAGCAGGCCAGCAATAAGGTTCTTCAGGCCAATCGCCAGGTCACTCAGGCGACGGAGCGCGTGGAGCAGGTGCTTGGTCGCCAGGGCGCCGCCTTGGAGCGACTGCGGCGTGAACTGGATCCGGTCTATCAGGCGCAGCAGCGTTTGGAGCGGGGGCAGGCCGTATTGGACAGGGCCTTCCAGCGGGGCGCGATATCGGCCGAGCAGCAGGCCCAGCTATTGGAGCGGCTTCAGCAGAAATACGGCACGGCCGCAGCGGCTGCGCAGCAGTATGCACGGGGCCTCGACTCCGCGCTGGAACGCGAGCGGATGATCGCGGCGGCGCGGGCGCAGCAGGTCGCGGCCAACAGCCAAGACCGTTACAACGCAGCCTTGGGAGTGCGCGGAGGAGCGGGCGGCAGCGCCGCCGCCTCGGCCGCCGTCTTCGCCGAAGCCGAGGCCGAGAGGCAGGCCGCCAGCCGCGCCGTTGACGCCCTGGTGCCCCTGCGCTCGGCCATGCGCGAGGTGGAGGAGCAGGAGCGCCAGCTAGCCGCCGCCCGCCGGCTGGGCATCGCCACCGCGGAGGAGCTAGCCGCGGCGGAAACCGCCCTGGCGCAGCGCAAGCAGTACCTTGCCCAGGCCTCCGGGCAGGCGGCGGGCGGCGTCGCCCTGCTCAAGGGCCAGATGCAGACGCTCGGCTTCACCGCCTCGGACGCGATTGCCTCGCTGTCGTCCGGCGCCAGCATCATGACCATCATCGGGCAGCAGGGTCCGCAGGTGGCGCAGGCCTTCCTGATGGTCGAAGGCGGCGTCGCGGCTCTGAAGGGTGCGCTCATCGCGGCGGCGCCGATCATCGGCGCGGTGACGGCCGGCCTCGCTGCTGCCGGCGCGGTCTACTACGCCGTCACTCAAGAGACGGCTCGCGCCGAAGCGATCCAGAAGAAGTACACCGCGACCCTCGCCCTCGCCAAAAAGACGATGGACGAGATGAAGGGGGCAGGGGCGGAGCGTGTGCGCGCCCTGGAGGCGGAGCAGCGGTTCACCCTGGGCGCGGCGCGCGCCACGCTGGAGAAGATCCAGGCCGACATCAAGGCCTTCGAGCTGCTCAACAAGACCGGAACCAAGGGCACAGCCGGACAGGCTGGCGGCATCATCGCTGGTCTCAAGGAACAGGCCGAGGCTGCACGCAACGCGCTCAACGACCTCAATCTCACCTATGGCCTCTACAATGATGGTGCGCGCGGTGCCGCCAAGGCGACGGGAGAAGGCGTAGAGGCGATCACAGAGTTTGCGAACGCCACCGAGCGCTTCCGAGGTGGGCTGAGGGGATCGATCGCCCAACTCACGGCAGAGGCCGCGGCCCAAGGCCAGTCGAGCGCGGAGAAAGAGCGGGCTCGACTGACGACCGAGGCGCTGGCCGCCGCCCAAGCGGACAACCGCAAGAGCATTGACGACACGACGCGCGCGCTCATTGAGCAAGAGGTCGCGTTGCGGCGGAACATCGACGCCCGGACAGCCCTGCGCAGCGCCACACCCCTGACCGGGGAGCGTGATCGCCTCAACCTGCTGGAAGCGGGGATCAACGACAGCTTCGGCTTGCCCGGCGTCAGCGCGAACGATGCCAATGCCGCCCTGGAGGCCATCGACTTTGCGCGCCGCACGCTGCAGACCGATGCGGAGAAGGCGGTTGCTGTCGCGAAGTTGGAGGCGGAGGCGCTCAAGCTGCCGGCGGCCGAGCGGGCGCGCTTCCTGGCCGTCGGCCGCGAAGAGATCGCGATGCGAGGCGAAGTCGTCACGGCGGCTGAGCGGCAGATGCGGCTCGACGCGGCCGCGGCCGGCGTCACCCTGGACCTGTCCCGCGCCAGCCAGGAGCTGACGCAGCGGCTGGCCGACGAACGCAAGGTCATCGGTTTGACGGGCGAGGACCTGGCGGCGCAGCAGGCGGTGTTGGCGCTCTCGGTGGAGCAGCGCGGCCGGTTCGGCGCGACCGTCGCCCAGAACGCCCGCGAAGTGTACCGGCTCAACGCCGCCCAGCAGGCGCAGAACGAGTTGGACCGCCAGTCCTCCGCCCTCATCGAAGCGACGGAGCGCGCGCGGCGGTCGAACATCAGGGCGATGGACGGGCAGATTGACCGCTACCGCGACCTGAAGCAGGCGGCCAGGGACGAGACCGATGTGCTGCGTCAGCGCCTCGCCGTTGCCGGGGGCGACCCGCGCACCCGCGCCGTCGAGAACCGCATTGTCGACGCCCTGCGGAACGACCCGCTGCTGCGGAACGACCCGGCGACGCTGGCCGCGTTGCGTCAGCAGTACGCGCTCCAGGAGGATGTGAGCCGTCAGATCGAGCAGATGGAGGCGTCCTATCGGGAACTGGAGGACTTCGGCAGCCGGGCCTTTGATCGGATCGGTGAGGCGCTCACCGCGGCGTTCGCGCGCGGCGAGGATGCAATGGTGTCGCTGCGCTCGGTCGGCAAGGCGGTGCTGTCGGAGTTGCTGCAGGACTTCATCCGCCTCGCGGCCATCAACCCCTTGCGCAACATGCTCTTCGGCTCGAACGCCCCGACCCTCGGGAGCGTGGCGGGGGCGCTGGGCAGCATGGGCGGCGGCGCCGGCGGCGTCGGCCACATCGCCTCTGGCATCTCCAGCCTCGGCAGCCTGTTCTCCGGCGGCTATTCCAGTACCCTCGCCGGCATCGGCACCAGCATCGCCGGGAGCAACTTCGGGGCCGCCATCGGCCTGTCGAGCAACGCTTCAGGCATGGCGCTCGACATGGTGGGCGGAAACGTCATCAACGGCGCCGGCAGCGCCTTTTCGCAGGGCCTAGGCTACTCGCCTTGGGGTATCCTCGGCAGCCTCGGCGCCAACCTGTTCGGCCTGGGCGGCGGCATCGGCGGGACCATCGGCGGCTTGGCCGGGTCGGTGGCTGGCGGCGCGCTGGGCGCCTCGGCCCTCGGCTCCATCCTGGGCGCGGCCGGCGGCCCCCTCGGTGCCATAGTCGGTGGCTTCGCGGGCACGGCCCTGGGCGGTCTGTTCGGCGGGCGCCCCAGCATCGGCCCGCGCTACGGCTCCGGCTTCGTCAGCAGCGGCGGTGCGACCTCCGGCTACAGCAACACCGACAACGGCGGGGACGCCCAGGCCGCGGCCCGGCTGTCGTCCGGCATCGCCCAGGCGTTCGCGTCGGTGGCGGCCCTCAGCGGCGCCCGGCTGGGCAACACCGCCGTGCATGTCGAACAGAGGCAGAACGGCGCGGTGCTCGGGCTGAACGGCGCGACCCTGACCGGCTATGCCGACGCCGGGGCGGCGCTGGCCGACGCGCTGCGGCGGGAGATGGCCCGCGGCGCCTTCGTCGGGGCGGGCTCCAGCTTCGTCACCGCCGCGGCGAACAGCAACGCCAAGGCGGTCGAGGGGCTGCTGGAAGACCTCGGCAAAGCCGCCACCTACGACGGCATCGTCAAGGCGGCAAAGGCCCTGACGGATGTCGAGCAGGCCATGAAGGCGCTCACCGACACGGCGGCCGAGCAGGACAGGGAGTTCCGCCGCCTGGGGCTCGACGTGGCGGCGGCGCAGGCCGGCCGGGCGCGGAGCTTCGACCAGCAGGTGGCCGACCAGCTCAAGCAGGCGCTGGATCCGAAGGGCTGGGCGCTGGAGCTGGAGGAGCGCAACGCCGCCGCCCGGCTCGACGCGGCGCGGAAGTTCGGCGCGGACCTGGCGCAGGTGGAGAAGCTGAACGCGCTCCAGCGGCAGGCGGTGCTCGAGCAGTTCGGCCAGCAGCAGGCGCAGGAGCTTGAGCGCCGGCTGTCCGGGCTCCAGGGGTATATCGACCGCCTCACCTTCGGCGATCTGGCGAACGACAACGGCCCTTTTGCCGCGGTGCGAAATAGGGTGCTCGGCACCGCGCAGGCCATGCTCGCCGCCGTGCCGGGCTTCTCGGAGGGCGGGGTGACCGGCAACGTCGCCCGCATTCACCCCGGCGAGTTGCTCTACACCGGCCCCTCCGCGCGGGTGTTCAACCCGGCCGAGACCCGCGCCCTCCTCGCCGGGCCCGACATGTCCGGGGTGGTGACGGAGCTGCGCAACGTCGCCCGGACGGTGGCCGGCGTGGGCGACATGCAGGCCCGCTCGACGGCCGAGGGCCTGGCGTCGCTGCGGCGCGAGAACGCCGAATTGCGGGGCGAGATCCGCATGCTGGCCGAGCAACTCAAAGAACTGGCGAAGAGGGCAGCCTGATGGCACCGCGCGCAGCAGCATTCACCAAAGAGACCACCACCACCACCGGCACCGGCAGCGTCGGGCTGGGCGGGGCGCCGGCCGGCTTCCTCACCTTCCGCACGGCGCTCGGCCTGAGCAGCGGCCAGTCCGCCCAGGTCACCTACGCCATCGAGACGACGGGCGCGCGCGAGGCCGGCATCGGCACCGTCACCGCCAACCTCGACGGCACCACGACGCTCTCCCGCGACACGGTGCTGAAGTCCACCAACGGCGGCGGCAAGATCAACCTCGCCGGCACCAGCTCGGTCTATTTGGACGTGGCGGACGCCCCGTTCGTGCCGGACGGCCACATCTTCGGCCTGTCGTTGGCGAACAACGCCACTTCGCCGCTCTCGGCCGTGGACATCGCCGTGGGGAGCTGCCGCGCCAGCGACGGCAGCCGCAGCATGGACCTTCGCTCCGGCCTCACCAAGAGCCTCAACGCCTCCTGGGCGGCGGGCAGCGGGGCGGGCGGCCTCGACACCGGGACCAAGGCGGGGCTCAGCACCTACCACGTCTACCTGATCGGCAAGGACGACGGCACGCTCGACGGGCTCTTCTCGCTCTCCGCCTCCGCCCCGACCATGCCGACCGGCTACACCCACCGCCGGCGGCTCGGCGCCGTGCTGACCAACAGCGGCGGCGACATTCTGGCATTCGCTCAATTCGGCGACGAATTCCTGCTGGGCGCCCCGCCGCTGGACCTCTCCGGCGCCGCCACCTCCGTCTCCCGCACGCTGGTCGCGCTGTCGGTGCCGAACGGCATAGCGGTGGACGCGCTGCTGCGGGTCACCGTCAAGGACACCACCGCCGCCGCCGCGGTCCTGCTGACCTCGGTGTGGGAGGCCGACAGCGCCGCCTCGGCCGGCTCCGGCGCCGCCACCCTCGCCACCTCCGCGGCCAACGTCGTGGCGGCCTGGGAGGGGCGCATCCGCACCAGCACCGCCCGGCAGATCGGCGTTCGCGCCACCGCCACCACGCCGCTGGTGGAGATCCGCACCCGCGGCTGGGTGGACACCCGCGGCAAGTAGGGGAGATGACGATGGACGACACCCGCTTCGTCGAGCGCGGCGAGGGCGGCCGCATTGCGGCGCACTTCGCCACGCCGCAGCCCGGCCGCGATCTGGAGGCCCTGCCGCTGGGCGCCGTGCTGGCCGAGCTGGCCGCGCCGCCGGTGGACGCCGCCGCGCTGGCCGCCCGGCGCTGGGCCGTCGAGACCGGCGGCACGCTGTGGGAGGGCTGGCCGGTGCACACCGACCGCGACAGCCAGGCCAAGCTCGGCAACGCCTACAGCCTCGCCCGCGACGGCCACTGGCCGGAGGGCGCGGGCTGGAAATTCGCGGATGGGGAATACCGCCCGCTGACGGCCGAGCAGGTGGCGTCGCTGGCCCTGCACGTCGCCAGCTTCGTCGCGGCCTGCTTCGCCGTCGAGGCGCAGAAGGCGGCCGAGCTGGCGGCGGGCGGCGCACCCGACCTCGACAGCGGTTGGCCCGGCTGATGCTCGGCCTGCGCGCTCCGGGCGAAACGCCGCTCGCCACGCTGCGGCCGGAGGACAGCGACGCCGCCCTGCCGCCGCCGGTGCGCCTGGAGCGCGGCCGGCCGGGGGCGGGGCGGGTGCTGCTGCTGACCGTCGCCGCCTATCAGAAGCCGCCGGGGGCCTGACGCATGCTCGGACTGCGCCCCCTCGGCACCGCGCCGCTCGCCACGCTGCCGGCGGCCGACGCCTACACCGGCACCGTCGATTGGCGCTTCGCCAATGCCGGCTACCTGTCGCGGCCGGACGACGCCGTGCCCAACGCCGCCTTCGACCCGCGCCTGCTCGGCACCGTCCGCCTGCGCCAGGAGGCGACGCCCGGCCGCGGCGGGCTCTCCCTGTCGGTGGGCGAGGCCGAGCTGTGGGACGGCGACCGGCGCCTGCTGACCCTGACGCGGGACTATGCGGTGGACGGCCAGGACGTGGCGCTCGACGTGCTGGAGCTGCCACGCGGCAGCGGGGCGCCGTGCCGGCGCGGCCTGTCGCTGGACGCCGCCGCGCCGGTGCTGCGCGGCTCGGCCGCCGCCTGGCGCCGCCAGGGCGATCGGGTGCTGCTGCCGCTGCGGCTCAAGGACCACCGTCTGACGGGCTATTTCCAGGAGAATGTCTACACCGGCCTGGGCGGTGACGAGGGCGGCTTCGACCTCGCCGGCCGCCCCAAGCCGGTCGGCTACGGCCATGTGCCGGCGGCCCCGGCGGTGCTGGTGGACGCGGCGGCGCGGCGCTGGCAGGTCCATGACGGGCCGGTCAGGGCCGTGCTGGTGGTCTGGCACCGCGGCGTCCGGCTGGTGCGGGTGTCCGGCGCGCCGGGCGCCGGGCAGTATGCGGCCGACGAGGCGACGGGCTTCCTGACGCTCGGCTTCGACGCCTCGGGGCCGGTGCTGGTGCGCTTCGAGGGCGACGCGCCGGGCGCCGGGCAGTATGCGGCCGACGAGGCGACGGGCTTCCTGACGCTCGGCTTCGACGCCTCGGGGCCGGTGCTGGTGCGCTTCGAGGGCGACGCGCGGGGCGGCTACGTCTCGACGGCGGCGGAAATCCTGGCGCGCATCTTGGCGCGGGGCGGGCTCGACACGGCGGACCTGGACCCCGACGCCTTCGCCCATTTCGCGTTCGCAGTGACGGCCGAGGTCGGGCTGTGGGTGGGGCCCGAGGTGGCGACGGTGGCGGAGGTGGCGGGGCGGCTGCTGGCCGGGGTCGGGGCCGAGGGCGGCATGTCGCGCCTGGGCCTGTTCCGCCCCTTCCTGCTCGGGGCCCCGGACCCGGTGCCGGCCTTCGTCCTGACGCGGGCCGACATCCTCGCCTTGGAAGAGGTTCCACCGCCCGAGGGCTTGGCGCCGCCCTGGACCGGCTGCGAGGTGGAGTGGGGGCCGAACTTCGCCGGGGCGCAGTCGGACCTCGACGCGGCCACCACGGCCGAGGACCGCGCCTTTTTGCTCCAGGCGGCGCGCATCGCCCCGGCCGCGTCGGTGTCCGCCCAGCAGAGCTACCGCCAGGGGCTCCGGCCGCGCCTGCAGGGCCTCTACCGCAGCGAGGCCGCCGCCCGTGCCGAGGCCGAGCGGCGCCGCGACCTGTGGACGGTGCCGCGCCGGTACTGGCGCATCGTCACCGACGCCTATTTCGGCCAGGTGGAGCCGGGCATGACGGGCTCGCTGGAGCACCCTGCCGACCCGGACTTCGCCGCGCCGCGCCACGTGACGGCCTACGTCGTCGACACCGACCTCGCCGCCGGCAGGACCGAGCTGCTGGTCTACTACTGAGGCCGACATGACCAATTGCCGTGTCCTCTGGGACGACAAGATGCCCCTCGCCACCCTGTCCACGCCGCGCGGCGAGGCCGGGCCGGCGCCGGGCCTGACGCTCGACGGCCATCTGCAGTATGAGCAGCCCTCCGCGCTCTGCCGCTGGCTCGGCACCAGGGCCAGCGTCATGGCCGATTTCGGCGCCAGCACCAGCATCGGGGCCGTCGTGCTGGCGATGACCAACCTGACCGCGCCCAGCGTCCGGGTGCGCGTCGGATCCGACCCGCTGGAGGAGGCGGCCGCGCTGCTGGAGCTGCACAGCGCCACCGCGACGGACAACGGCGCGGCGCCGGCAGGGAGCTTCGCCCGCGCCAGCGCCGCCACCTGCCGCGACGCCGCCGGGCTGCTGGTCACCCGCGCCGCCGGCTGGCTGCGGCTGGACCACGATCCGGCGTCCTTGGCGCGGCGGGGCTGGCTGCTGGAGGAGGCGCGCACCAACCTGCTGTGGCCCTCCAACGACTTCTCCACCGGCTGGAGCCGCACGCGCTGCGCCGCCTCGCCCGGCGCCACGGCGCCCGACGGCGCGGCCTCGGGCCGGCTGACCGCGGACGGGAGCGGGGCCTTCGTCAACGCGGCCCGGAGCGTGACGGTGGCGGGCTCGACGCAGTATGTGCTGAGCGCCTACCTGCGCGCCGGCACCCTGACGCAGGCGGCGCTGCGCTTCCAGGTCGGGGCTTCGGCCTTCCGCGGCAGGCTGTTCGACCTGTCGTCCGGGGCGCTGCTCGGCAGCACGGACGGCACCGCCCCGGACGACAGCGGCATCGAGGCGGCGGGCAACGGCTGGTGGCGGTGCTGGGTCAAGGTCACGACCGAAGCGGCGTTCACCGCCGGCTTGGCGCTGCTGTACCTCGCCACCGGCGGGAGCATCGGCGGCACGCCAGCGGCCGGGTCGCACCTCGACGCCTTCGGGGCCCAGCTCGAAGCCGGGGCCTTCCTGACCAGCTACATCCCGACGACCTCCGCCGCCGTCACCCGGCAGGCCGACGTTTGGACCGTGCCGACCTCGGCCATCGCCGGGTTTAACGCGGCCGAGGGGACGATCGCCATCGAGGCGTCGCGCCCGGTCTTCGGCTCGACATACCCATGGCCGGTTGCCCTCGACGACGGTACCGCGGCCAACCGGATCGGCTTCTTTCAGAACGATAACGGCACCAGCGGCACCGAGGAGATCTTCGCGCTGGTTCGCGCGGCGGGCGTCACGGCCGCGCAGTTGGCCGGCCCCGTCATGACGGCGGGAACGCTGGTCCGCGCGGCGATGGTCTACAAGGCCAACGACTTCGCGTCCTCATTCAACGGCGGCAGCGTCGCGACCGACACGTCTGGAGCCGTTGGGTCGATCACCCGGATTTGCATTGGCGGCGGCGATGTCGTGTGGAACGGCCACATAAAGCGCCTGCGCCTCTACGGCTCCCGCCTGAGCAATGCGCAGCTCCAGGCGCTCTCGGGCAGCGAGGCCACTTCCATCGTCCCCAGCTACGACGCCACCTTCACCCCGACGCCCGGTGAGAACGGCAATTGCTGGCTCCAGTTCGCCGCGCCGCAGTCTGGCCGCTACCTCCGCCTCGACGTGACCCAGGCCGGGACCGCAATCGACATCGGCGTGCTGATGGCGGGGCCGGTGTGGACCACCAGCCGCAATTTCAGTTGGGGCGCCATGTCGGCCCGCATGAGCATGGACGAGGCCGCGACCAACCGCTGGGGCGGGCTGCACGGCGTCGAGGGCGCCCGGCCGCGCCGGCATCAGCTCAACTTCCAGATGGCCCCCGACGGCGACTATGAGCAGGCGCAGGCCATGTGGCGGGCCTGCGGGAAGCTGCGCAACGTCGCCCTGTGCCTGTTCCCGGCGCGCTCGGACAGCCGGGGCGAGACCATCGTCGGCACGCTCGGCAATGACCTGGAGGCCGGGCTGATGATGCTCAACGGCACCGGATACTGGAACGAATTCTCGCTCACCCACACCGAGCGGCTGTAGGGTCGCCAGAAATGGCGTTGGGGGCGGCGTGATGTCCAGGAGGCATCACTTTTGCAACGCTTTTTTAGGCTCCAAGCGTTTTCGAGGCTATAATGCCTAGTAGCGAACGGAAGGCGAAAAATCGCCATGGCGCGACTCGCATTGGCCGCTCGCTCTTTGGTATTGTCGAGTTCCCGGCGCTCTTCAGAGCGTTGAGGGCCAGCGGGGGTGCGGAAGGTTGTCGAGGCCGAAGCACCCCCGCCGGCAAGCCGGGCGGCTGACGGACTGTACATCCGCGAACCGCCCTAGGTTTCACTGCCTAGAAGGAGGCAAGGCGAAACATGACCGCATGTTCGCACCGGAGAGGTGCGTCTGGCAACAGCCTGGATAAGAATGTCGCAGCGGGCGCGCTGGCGATCCGTATTGAGACCATTGCTGACGATGATGAAGCGCGCGTCCTTGATGAGCGGCTTGCGAGCCGCCTGGGCTATGCCAACATCAAGGACTTCCGGGCTCTGATCCGTCGGTATCGGAAATTCCTCAACCAGATCAATGTTCTGCGAGAGGTGACGCTGAACCCAGACCCAGTGCGAGGTGGCCGCCCTGGAACGGCCTTCTACCTGACCGAAGCGCAGGCGGTGTTCATTGTCGGGAAAGCCGGCACGTCAGATGCCGATTCAATCTTCGTCGAAATCAGCCGCGCCTTCGTCGCGTATCGGCGCGGGGCATTCCCGACCGGCGCTTATGGCGCCATCGTCCGCGACCTTTTATTGCCGGCGCCGCGGGATTGGGAGCAGGAGTTCTCCGAAGCCTTTTGGACTGAGTTGCACCGGGTGGGTAACTGGCGCCGCCCTGCTGGAAACAACCACTCCAACTGCGCCCATTTCATCAACGAGTTCGTCTACGGCTATCTGTTGGGCAGTCTGGGCTTGAACGCCCTGCGCTCTGCCAATCCGCGACTCGGCAGCGGGGACCGAGCGCATAAGCACCACCAGATGCTCAAGGACAAGCACCTCGCGCGGCTGCGACAGCACGTGAACACCGTAACGGTGCTCCTCCGTTCGAGCGTGTCGTTGCAGCACTTCGAAGAGCAGTTCGCACGAAACTTCCAAGATGCGAACCGGCAGATCGGGCTTCTTCTGGGCGAGTTGCCCCCTGCAAACATCCACTGAGGCCAAGCACATCGCGACAACAAGGGGCGTCCTTCGGGGCGCCCTTTTCATTTCCGGCATAACGTCGGGGTCACCGCTACCGAAACCACGCTGCTGCGGCGGCCAGTCCATAGGAGGCGGCCATGCCGCAGAGCGTCCTACAAGCCGTGCTTGACCAACTTCCGCCGCCCTGGCGGGAAGCGCTGCTCGGCTTTGTCGTCACCATGTTTGCGGCCCTGACGGGGCGGCTCATGCACCACGCCCGCCAGGTGCAGGCGGGCCGGCGGAAGTTCCTGTCGCCCGCCATGCTCTGGGAGTTCCCGGTGGCGCTCGGCACCGGCTTCATCGGCGGCGGTCTAGCCGACTACTACGCCGTCACCGGCTGGCAGGCGACGGGGCTCATAGTGACCGTCGCCTACCTGGGGCCGGGCTTCGTCGAGGCCGTCGTGTGGCGGCTTGTGGACCGCTTGGCGCCGAAGCCGAGCGCCTGAGACCGCGCCGCCCGGCAGGCGGAACCCCAGAAACGGAGAGACCTATGCGCGCACTGCTTTGCGCCACGGCGGCGCTTGTCCTGGCGGCGGGAGGGGCGGGGGCGCAGCAGCTCTCCTGCGGCCCGGTGGACGCCGTGCTGTCCCGCCTGCAGGAGGGCTACGGCGAGCGGCCTGCAGGTTGGGGCATGGCGCCCAACGGCGCCGTCGTCGAGCGCCTGCAGTCTGCAGACGGCCGGACCTGGACCCTGATCCTGCTGCTGCCGAGCGGCGCCGCCTGCGTGCTGGCTGCAGGCCGGGACTGGAGCGAAGAGCCGCTGCGTCCTGCAGAACCGCCGGGGGCGCCGTCGTGACCCGCCGGCTGAACGACGCGGGCCTCGCGCTCCTGCAGCACTTCGAGCAGGGGCCGAAGGGCGGGCCGGCGCTGCAGGCGTACCGCTGTCCTGCAGGCGTGTGGACCATAGGGTGGGGCCACACCGGCAAGGGTGCCTACGAGGGCGCATTCATCGGCCTCGCCATGGCCGTACAGTACCTGCAGGACGACGCGGCGAGGTTCGCGGCGGATGTCGAGCGGCTGGCCCCCGGCCTGGGGGAGAACGCCCACGCCGCGCTCACCTGCTTCGCCTTCAACCTCGGCAGCGCGGCCCTGCAGAAGTCCACGCTGCTGCGGCACCTGCAGGCCGGAAACCACGCCATGGCTGCAGCCGAGTTCCCGCGCTGGAACCGGGCGGGCGGCAAGGTGCTGGCCGGCCTCACCCGCCGCCGGCTTGCCGAGCAGGCCCTGTTCTGCAGCCCGGACGGCAAGGTGCCGCCGAAGCCCTGGCCCGATGTGAAGCTGCAGGCGGCCTGACTTGAGTATGTGCATGCGATGCACAAGCTCCCCGCGGCACCGATTCTCTCTGGCGCTGGATCGTCCCTCAAACCCGCGGATTAGCTAGGGTTGGTGCCGATTTCCTCGCCGATCCGCAGTCGCTGATCACCGCCCTCGGCCGCACATTGAGAAATGATCCACAAAACGGATCATTTCGCAAAAGCCGCTCCGCCCGCAACAATCGAACTGGGCAGGCGTCATCCGGGGCGCGAAGGCGGCGGCGCAGGGCGTCGACTGCGCTAACCCACTGATCTGGGCCGGAAATTCGCTGAATGGTTGGGAAATCCAACCATTTCGTCGACTGCCCCCGCAATGCTCTCCGATCTGGCCCAATTGGCTCGCGTTTCGCAGCTAAGGCCCTGATCTGCAAGACCAAAAAATACTCTCCGTTCCCCCGGCCGCCGCACCCCGCAGCGGCCTTTTTCGTGCGCTCAGGAGGCGCCCCTACGATGTGGACCAAGCTGCGCAGCAACCGCCTGTTCTGGACCGGCCTCGTCACCGCGGGCGCCGCGGTCGGGGGCGCCGTGGGCGTCAACCTCCCGCCCGAGACGCAGAGCTTCCTGGTGCAGATCCTCTCCGGCCTGTTCGGTAGCTAGCCGCCGGCAGCACACCGGCGGCCGATCCCGGCCTGACCTGACGGGCAAGGGGCGATGTTGGAATTCCAATATCGCCCCCCCCGACACACTGCCCCGCTCTGGCCGAGAGGCTGGGGCGGGGCTTTCGCCGTTCATGCGTCGTCGCCGTCGTCCTCAGCGCTGGAGCGCGGCGAGCGGGGCGGTCGGAGGATCTGCGGGCAGGCTGGGTCGCGCCACAGAGCCAACGCCACGGCGGCGGGCCCCGGAATCGAGCGCTCGCCGCTCTCCCAGCGCCGCACCGCTCGCCCGCCGTCTGCGCCGAGGTGAAGCGCTTTCGCCAGCCCCTGCGCAGAGAGGCCCAGCGCGTGCCGGGCCTCCTTGAACGCCTTCGGGTCTTGTAGCGGATGGCTACTCATTGAAGGCCAGCTCGGCAATGCGGTCTTCGAACTCGTCGCAGAAGCTGTCCCAGGTGTCGTCGTCATCCGTGAACTGCCGCACAATGTCGGCCCGCAGGGGGAGGGCGTGGCCGCCGCCAACCGGCCCGCTGGGGGCGGCGATGTAGGCCACCTTGACGATATCGCCCTCGTCATCGACGATGATCACGACATCGCTATAGGTGGTGCGCTCAAGCGAGCGCGCGACCTCGGGCAGCGGGTGCTCAGCGTTGAGCTTGGCGACGATCTCGGTGGCGGTGAACATGGCGTCTGCTCCCTGGTTGGGCGGGCGTCGTTGCCCTGACAGGGATAGATATAGGGCCAATGGCCCTACCCCGCAAGAGGGAAAACGCAGGCGCGGCCCAAAAAACAGAACCGCCCGCGGCACAAGGCCGGGGCGGCTCCGTCAACCCGTTCCCTGCATCCGCAGGGGCGAGGCACTCGGCACCTGAACGCTTCGCGCCTATATAGGGTCAGCCCTGCAATGCAGGGGCAAGAGAAAGCTAACCCGTCTTGCGTGTGCTGTGAAGCCCCTATTTGGAGGCCCGCCCCTCAGCCCTGCGAAGGTGAGGGGCGGGGGTGCCGCCCCGCTCGGATCGTCCCGCCCACGTGGCACGTGAGCAGTCCCCTTGCAGGGCGGCGCCTCGCTGCCCCTTAGAGGGGCGGTACTCTGCGGTTCCTGAAGCGGCAGGAGTCGCAATCCTGCCGCCCAGCCAACCCGAACCAACGAACAACGGAGTTCATCGCACCGCCGATGCTACCACACCGCGCGACTCGGGCGAAGCCTTAGTGTGTGGTCGCAGGGCGCGCGCTAAACAAGCGGTCAAGCTCGGGGTCGGCAACGCGCCCGAGGCGGTAATCTTGAATGTGGGCGTGCCAGGCCTGTTCACAGGCCTCGCAATGGAACTCGTAGTAGTGCCGTTCCTCGTCAGTCAGGACGCCCCCACAGTCGGAGCAAATGTGGTTGGGGTTCATTCGGACAGCGCCAGGGCTTGGCCGTCGAGCAGAGCTGACAGGCGCCGAAGCAGCTCCTCGTCCATCGGCTGGTTGGCGATGACCTCGACTTCCGCGCCGTTGGGGAAGCGAGCGGACAGGATCGTGCGGCGCGCCCCGTCCACCTGACGCTTGGGCGGTGCGGGTGGGGGAGCGCCGTCCTTGTCCGTGCCGAGCAGGAGCCAGGATGCCGAGACGTTCAGTAGCCCTGCCAGACGTTCCGCAACGGCCGGCTTGAGCCCGCGAGTGCCGCTTTCGTATGCCCGGTAGGTTGCCTCGCTCAGGCCATGCGTTCTGGCGAAGTGGGCGGCGGACGTGAAGCCGGCGGCTTCGCGGGCCTGGATCAAGCGTTCGGCGCGGGTCATGGTGCGGCTCCGGCAGTAGTATCGGTAAGATACGTAACGTATCGGGCGGCGTCAAGACGTAGCGACCTTAGCCCTGGCCCGGCACCGCCCTCAGCGACGTGACCCGCGGCTCCCACCTCTTGCCCCCGCACTTCGGGCACGTCACCCGCAGTGCCTCGGCCAGCGGACGGGAGGCGTCGTAGAGGTCGAAGTCGGGGCCGAGCGCTCGGGCTACCTGCTCCATGACGGCCAGGTGGGAATGCCCGCAGCCGGGCTCGGCGCAGCAGATCCAGAACGAGTGCCGGTGCTCGATGAACTGCCCGACTGTCCGGAGGCTGATCGGGGGGTGGAGGAGAGGGGTGGTCATGAGCAGACTTCATTTGACAGGCTCGGCCGCTGGGCGTCCGATGGCCTTGAGCCGTTTTACACCGCGCCGAATATCCCAATGGAATCAATGAGCCGTTTTACAGGTATGGCGCAGCCAAGGTCTTGAGAATACAGCGATAATCGGGGATTGAAAATCCCCGTGTCGGCAGTTCGATTCTGTCCCTGGGCACCATTACTTCAATGACTTAGCTGGAAGCGGCGGCGGCGTTTTACAGTCGGCTTCCCCGGTTTTTACACTCCCTCCCGATCCCGCTTCCGCTGCGCCGCGTCGTCGGATCGCTCCAGCCGCCGGATGGCCTCCGTCGCCATGCGCCGCTGATCGGCGCCGGCCGAGTAGTGCTCGGCCATCTTCGTGGTCTTGTGGCCCAGCACAGCGGCGATCCGCTTCGTGTCGCAGCCCGCCTCCGCCAGCAGCTTTCCGACCGTGTGCCGCAGGCCGTGGAAGGTCAGGCCCTCCCCGACCTTGCCCTCGGCCTGGAGCCGGTGGACCAGCTTGAAGAACGAGGCGCGGAACCCGCTCGCGGTGAAGGGGCGGCCGCGTTGGCCGATGGCGAACACCAGATGGTCCTTGGCGAAGGTGGCGAGCGCCTCATCGAGGATGTCGCGCAGATCGCGGTGCGCCGGCAGCCAGACGGGCTCGCCGGTCTTGCCCTGCACGAATTCGATTGCGGCGCCGTCGTAGCCGCGGCGGGCGAACTTCACCGCGTCGCCCTCGCGGAAAGCGGCGTGCATGCCGAGCGCGACCACCACGCGCAGGCCCCCGGTCGCGGCCTCCAGCACGGCGCGGCGCTCTCCGTCCGTCCATGCCCGGTTCGCCTTTGCCTCGCCTCGGGGCTTGCGGATCAGCGGCGTTTCGGAGAAGGGGTTCTCGGCCGCCGCCAGCTTGCGGGGCCGGCCCCAGTTCCAGGCGAGGCGGCAGACCTGGACCACGTAGTTGGCGAAGCGGCGCTTTCGCTTGGCGAAGGCCTTGTCGCGGAGCTTGATGGCGAAGCCCGAATCGACCTTGGCGAGCGGCATGTCGTGCAGCGGCGAGAGCCAGTCTATAACGTCGGTGTAGTCGGCCTTGGTGGCATCGGCCAGGCCGGCGAATTCGGGGCTCGCCCGGTAGGCCACGAAGAGCGCGCCGAAGGTGCCGGCGACGATCTCCGGCTTCTCCGCCTGGGCGTTCAGCCTCTCGACTTCGCGCACGAACTCGGGTGTGCCGACCTCGGCCTTGAGCCGGGTCCGCGTCGGCCGGTGGTAGTAGTAGGTGCGCCCCTTCTTGGACCGCACCTTGTGCACGTTCTTAAGGCGCATCAGCATCCAGTTCGCCCAGCCAGTCGTCCACCGAGCGTTCGGCGGAGCCTTTGGCGAGGGTATCTGCGTAGTGGTCGAGATCAAGCCGGTCATAGAGCACGGCCCCGCCGATGCGCTGCCGGCGGATCGGCAGCGCGCGCAGCGTCGGGGCGGACACGTCGATGTAGGCCGCCGCCAGCTCCGGCCGCATCAGCCGCGGCCAGCCGGGCAGGGAGGCGCTATCGAGCTTCCGGGCGGACATTGCCCACCTCCCCGGAGCCATTGTCTCCCCCCTCTGCGAGGGCTGCCTTGAACAGCGGCACAAGATCGTGATCCAGCGTCGCTATGTCCCGGCTCACCAGCGCGCCCCGGCGGAGGACCATCTGAAGGCCCTCAAGCGCCGTGCGCTGATAGCGGGCATGACCCCGTAGCCGTTCGTTTTCGGCCTCCAGCGCCTCTATCCGATCGGCCGCCTCGCGCGCTCGGTTGATAAGCTGTGCCAGCGCCATGTAATCGCTATTCGGCGAGACGGGCATCCGCAGGACGCCCAGCAGCGTTACGTCGCTCACGGTGTCAGCCCTCCCCGGCGAGCGCGGCGCGGCCGGCGGGGGTGAGGTACCACGCTAACTTCCTGCGGGGCTCGCTGGTCCGCTGCTCGACTAGGCCGAGCTGGGCTAGGCGCTCCATGGTTTTCGGCTTCCAGACGTAGCCGAGGCCCCGGTGTGCGTCGGCCTCGGCCAAGGCGGCCCGCTGGGTTTTCGTCAGGTCATAGAGGCCGGTGTCGGTGGTGTCGGTCATGGCCGCCCCTCGCCGCCCCTCGTTGACCGCATAGTTGCGAATTGAGGCGAAGTCAGCCTTGACGGCGCGGCCCGCCTCGCTGTCGAGCGGGACGTTAAAGCGCTCGGGGCAGCACGGGTACGGCCGGAGCGGGGGGACGCTAACCAGCCCGCAGCCCTTGCAGATCACGGTCACGGTGTCGGTGGTGTCGGTCATGGCGCGCCCTCGGCAGGGGTGGCAGGGGCGGGGGCAACCCACCTCCAGGCGGCGGCCCTCACTTCCAGGGAGCCCCGCTTCCGCTCTCGCTGTAGGAGGCGGTCAGCCAAGCGGTAGGCCACGTCGTTGGCCTCAGGCACGCCCAGGCGGCGCAACGCATGGAAGAGGTCCAGCGCGCGGAAGGGCGAGGACTGCCGCATGAACGCGAGCGCCCCCGCCTCGACATCGGCGGGCAGCGTGTAGCCGCGGCAGGTAATGGGCTTGGTGTTGGTGGTCATGGCGTGGTGTCCTGGGTGGGGGTGGGGACAGAGAGCGTTTCGTCAGCTTCGCGAGCGCGGAGGGCGGCGAGGCAGAGGGCCAGCGCCGCGGTGGGGGCCTCGCTTCTGTCCGACCCGCTCTCCCACTTCCTGGCGTGGTACGCCTCGAAGTGCCCATGTGGCGACAGGCGGACGGACCATTCCCAGCCCTCGGGCACCAGGGTCACGGCAGCGTCGAGGCTCGCCGTGAACAGCGGCACAGCCTTGGCCGCCTTCGACCCCTCCATGAGGTGGGGCAGCAGCTCCAGTGGCACCCGAGACGGGTGCCCCACGGCGTGGGCTAACCGGTAGTCCAGGTCGCGGCTTGGGCCATCCGCCCGTTTCAGTAGGGCAATGAGGTGGGTGAGGCCGGACATGTCAGCCCTCCCCCTGCTGTGCGGTGGACAGTTCGCGAATGGCTTCAAGGCACTCTTCGGCAGCCGCCGCCTTACAGTCGCCATGGCTGGTGTTCCGTCTCCGGTGCGCCTGTGCGATGCGGGTCACGGCGTCGGCTGCTTCACGCCTGCCGGCCTCCAGGCCACGTTCATAGGCGGCGAGGAGCTTCTGTTCGTCGGTCACGGCCTTAGCCCTCCTTATGGGTGGCAGTGGTGGGAGGGGCGGACTACACCGCGGCTCTGGCGGCGTGCCATGCGGGGGTGTGCTGCCAGCGCTGGCCGGGGGCGGGGTAGGCCCAATGGGCCGGCAGGGCGGGCCAGACCCTCACAAGCCCCTGTTCGTCCGCGTCGTCCTCGGTCGGCTCCCGGTCGGTGACCCACTCCTCCGCTGCTGCGGCCTCGACGGGTGTAGGCTGGGCAGGGTTGGGCAAGGGGGGCGCCTCTCGGTAAGCCCTCATGGCGTCGGCCAGAGCCAGGGCGGAGCGGGTCTTGTCGCTCGCGCCGCGGCGATACGTGCGGCTTTCGACCCACACCCGGACGGCGGTCTCGGCATCGACGTCGCGCCCGAGCAGCACGAAGAAGGGCTCGCCGGGTCGAAGCTTGGCGAGACACGGATTGAATGGCACCACAATGGTGCCGTCCCCCTCGGGCGCGGATGGGGGCGGGGCGCTCACCGCCAGGGTTCGCAAGGCGACCTTCGCCCGCTCCAGGGTGGCGAGGTCAAGGCCCTCGTCGAGCGCAAGCTTGTCCACGGCCTCTATGGCTGCCGACAGGGAGGGCGGGGCGCTCACCTGCGGCGAGGGGGCGGGTTGGGCTAGGGCCCGAAAGGCAGCTCGCCGCCGCTCGACCGCGGCGTCGTGAAGCGCGTCGAATTGAGCGCCGGGCATGTCTCGGGCCGGGTTCCTCGCAAGCGCATCGAGGTCGCGTTCTGCTAGCACCGCATCGGCTGCTTCCCGCAGCCGCCAGACCTCGGCCGCCAGGGCGTCGCGGTCGCGCTCTGCCGCCTCCCTCAAGGCGCGTTCGGCCTCGACGCTGGCGACCAGCCGGCCCGTGTCGTCGTGCTGATAGATGGCAAGTTCGTGGAGGCACAGCAGCACGCTTTCGTGCGGCGCATGAGCCTTGCAGCCGCAGCAGTCGGCCGCCTGGGCGCGGTCCTTGGCCTGCGCCAGTTCCTCGGGGGTGAGCGGGGCGGGGGTGTCAGAGGTCATGGGAGACATCCTCACGGCGGAGAGCGGCAGGAGCGTTGCCGGTGGCGTTGCACCGTTTGCAGTCGCGGTAGCGGCTTCCTGCCGCCTTGCTCCAGCCGTAGCATTCCGTCCCGTTGCCCTGGCAGGCGTGGCAGCGGCCGGTTTCCGCCTCCCAGGCTTGGCAGAATGCGGCGTGTTCCGTTCGCGTTATGACGACCGGCAGGTCCGTGGCCTTGTCCCGCTTGTCGAAGTTTGGCCGCCCCTTGCGCGGGCCTCGCGTGTACGTCGCCGTCACAATGCAGCCGGTGACGACCAAGACATCTGCCGACTTGGCTTCCCAGCGGTAGGCCCGCCATTCGTCGGGCATGACCAGTTTGCGGCGAGCGTGCACCTCCATGAGGTGGACGCGCTCGAACCTGTCAGGGGCGGGGGCGAGCGGGGTGTCAGACATGGGCGGGCTCCTGGGTACCGGCTACCTGCTTCACCGCGGCCTCGGCCTGGGTGTATGCGGCCTCGATTTCGAGAAGGTCGGCCTCTGTCGCCGCGATCACCTGGACGGCGGGGTTGCCGGCTGTCGCGTTGAACAGCCGCCGCAGGGCGGCGAGCAGGGCGTCGCGGTCGCGCTCTGCGGCCTCGGCCCGGCGCTTGGTGACGACATAGACCCACCAGTCAAGGCCGTCCTCTTTGCGGGCCACCTGCCCACGGACGCCGCGAGAGTGGCTGCGCAGGAGGCGGCTGGCCTCTGCCTCGACTTCTAACCATTCGTCGTCGGCCGTCAGCGGGGCGGGGGCGGGGGTGTCAGACATGGGCGGGCTCCTATCGGCGGGCATAGCTGTCGCCGTAGGCCTGCTGGGCGCGGTAATCGCTCTCCAGCTTGGCCCAGGTCTCAGCGGCGGTTTCGGACTTGTCGAGGTCAGCGCGGCTGGTGACGCCGCAGATCTGGCGCACGGCGGCGGCGGCTGAGGCCTCGCGGTCAACGGCGCCGTCCTTCATGACGACGACGGAGCGCCAGACGCTCGGCTCCCGCTGGGCGAGCCAGCGCTGAAATGCTTCTTCGGCGCAGAGCATCCCGGCCCGCTGGGCTAGCGTCAGCTCCCGCCTCTGTTGGACGGGGGCGGCTTGGGCGGGCGGCGCCGCGACCAGTCGAGCAAGGGCAACATGCGCCTCCTGGCCGGGGATCGGCATGCCGCCCAGCACCGCGAGGGCCTGATTTGCCTGCTCTATCGGGATTTCGATGATGAGCTGGCAGACCGAGCGGGTCTTGACCGGGCGGATATCGGCGAAGGTGCCGGAGATGGCGGCGGCGCTCACGGCTCTTCACTCCAATGGCGGCCGGCGAGGACGTTGGCGGCGGCCCGGCGGGTCTTGGCGCAGGGGGAGGCGGCGGCCAGATCCACAGCGCGTCGCGTGGCGAGGTCGGTCCCGCCCAGGATCGGCGTCCAGAAGGTGATTTCGCCGATCAGGTGTTGCCGGTCATGGCAGCCGAGCTGGCCCAGGTGTGCCGTCGCGCAGAGCGGCAGGGTGAAGATGTCGCTCGGCTTCTCGCCCTTGGCCCCGTCGTTGCCCTTCCAGACGTGCGCGGCGACGACATTGGAGGTCCGGCCGCAGGCAAGGCAGGCATGCGACCGCACGAAGGCGAGGTGCTGGTCAGAGCGCAGCCACGCGTCGGCCTTATCCTCCAGCCGCCGCGAAACTGTGATCGCCAGCTGGGACTTGTCGATGAGCCGGACCTTGGGGGAGCGGGCGAGGGCCATGGTCACGCCGCCTTCGGCTTGCCGACCAGCGTCCCCCGGCGACGCTCGGCCCGAGTGCACAGGAAGTCGAAGGCCTCTTCGCTCTCCGCCTGGAGCTTCTGAAGGGTGCCGTCGTTGTTCGCCATCAGTTCGTTGAGCCCGGCGACGCTCGGGGCGCTGTCGATGGCGCCCTTCAGCAGGCCGGCCCAGGCCTTTAGGCCCCCGGCGGGAACCGGGATGTTGACCGGCTGCCAGGTGTCGTTGCCGACCGGCTGGGACGAGACGGAGGGGGCGGGGCGGCGGTCGGCCGCGGCCTCCCGCTGCTCAGCGAAATGCTGGGCGCTCTCCTCCCGGTATTTGCTGTCGTCGAACAGCTTCAAGAAGACGTCGGCCGCAACACCAAGCGACTTCATGGCGTTGCCGAGCGCGTCGGTGAAAGCCTTCTTGTGGGCCTCGTCATCGAGCGCCACGCCGCCGTCCCGACGTCTGGCGGCGATGATGTCGCCACCCACGCCATAGACCGGCTCGGAGCGCTGGCCGCCCTCCATATACCAGATGCCGACCGTGCAATAGACGGCGACGCCCTCGCCGGCCGCCTCGCGGGTGAACTCCGGCTTGGTCATGCCCCAGCCGATGCCGACCGGGCCAAAGCGCTCGGTCATGCGCTTGAGGCGCCAGGTCGGGTTGATGTCGGTGCCACGGAAGCCGCCTGCTCGGGTGAACGGCTTGGTGAACGCTGGGTCGGTGCGCTCCAGCTCGGACCAGTGGCGGAGGTTGTCGGACATGGCGGGCCTCAGGCGTTCGACTGGCGGCCGGACGCGGCAGCGTGGTCGGCCCGGATTTCGTCAGCGATGTCCCGCGTGATGGCGAGGTTGTGCGCCGCAGCGAACGGGAGGGCGGCGCTCTCCATCTGCCGCTGCATCTCGCGGGCGTGCTGCATCCACAGCCGGGCTTGGCGCAGAGCGCGTTCGCAGGCGCCGATCCGGCGCTCTTCCCCTTTGGCGAGGATGCGGTCCAGATCCACCTGGTTGGCGGAGATGTCGGTGTAAGTCGTCAGGCTCATGGCAGGGTCACCCAGGCTAAGGCGGAGAAGGCGGACACCAGGGCAATGGCGAAGGGCACGCCAAGCCACCAGGGGACAGGCATCAGCCCCTCCCGGCGATGGCGAGCGTCGGGCGGGCGGCGCGGCGGGTCAGGCGACCCTCGGGCTGCTGCAGTACGCCGTGGACCGTCTGCACCCGGTAGACGGGGATGCCGCTGGCATGGGCCCGGCCGATGACGTGGCCGGGGACAAGGCGGCCCTCGTGCGCGACCGAGACCGGTTGGCCGACGTTGAAGGCGAAATCCCGCAGGGCGGGGCGAGCAGGGCCGGTGATGAAAAGGGCGTCGAGGATGTTCATGGCGGTCACTCCTGGCGGGTGGCGGTGTAGGCCGAGGCGCGCAGCGCGTAGCGGGCCAGATCGTGGATTTCCCGGCGGCGCTCCCGGTCCTTGCGGAGGAGCTGGAAGTCCGGCCGGAGGGGGAGGGGGCCGGTGTCCGGCAGGTGCTTCGTGGCCGGCATCGGCGGGCCGTGCCATTCGGGGTTCGCCGCCCCGAGCGACTGGGCGCAGCGCCGCCGGCCGTCCTCGCAGTACCGGGCGGTGAGCTGCCACACCGGGTCGGTCGGGTTGGCGGCGAGCCCGCAGATCGCACCGCAGTACCGCTCCATGGCGCCCTGCGAAGGGGCGAGGGGCGCGCCGCAGTGCAGGCAGAGCCGCAGGTTGGTGATAGAGCCGTCAGGCATGGTGACGTTCTCCGGTGAGGGGCTTGGGAGGCCTGCCGCAGCCTGCCGGTGGGAGCAGGCCCGCGGGGTGACCGGGGCGGCAGGCCGCCGAAGCCGGCGCGGTCAGGCGCCGGGGGCCGGCATCTTGGACAGCAGCCGCTCCAGCAGCTTCCGCGTCTGCTGGGTGAGTTCGGGATCTGCTCCCGGAGCGCCCTGCATCGTCTCGGCCTGGAGCAGCGCAGCGTCCATCAGGTCGCGGACATCGGCAGTCGAGAGCACGTCGCGCTCTACCAGCCGGTTCAGGAGTTGGATCGTCAGAAGCCAGCCGGCGCGGGCCAGGGAGCGGCTGTTGAAGGTCGAAGCGGGCATCTGCGGCTCCGGTGTGGATTTCGTCGAAAATGCCGCCGGGCCGCTTTGCGGAGGGGGCCACGCAGCGGCCCGGCGAGGTAGGGGAGGCGCGGCCCTGACCGGCATCGGCCGCGGCGCCGGGACTGTCAGGCGGTGCCGCCTAGAACGGCATCTCGACGTGGTTGGAGACCTCGGGAGGCTCCTGATCGTCATGCCACTTGGCCGCGGCGTTGATGGCGGCGGTCACGGCGCGGCTGATCTCGGACGCCCTCGATGCGGAGGGGGCGCCGTCAGCGACGAGTTCCACGCCATCGAAGCAGCGCACCCACACCTCGTAGGTGCAGTCGCGTTCGCCGGATTTGCGGACTTCCACGGAGGTCACCGTTTCGGCGATGACCGCATTGCCATTCGGCAGCGTGTGTAGGTGGCCCATGCCTGCCTCTCCCTGTTGGAGCGGCTGGGCCGCCCCGTGTGTCGTGTGGTGGTGTTGCCCGGTCGGCCGCGGCGCCGGGACTGTCAGGCGGCTACCCGCTGCTGGCTGAGAAGCGCGTCGATGTTCGAGCGGTGGACGGTGAAGGTCAGGGCGACGACTTCGGGGTTTGCCGCCCAGGCTGGGGCGTCGAGGGGCGCTTCCCATTCGTCCGAAGCCTCGCCGTGCAGCGTCTGCCACAGGTGCGCGAAGGCCTCGCGGGCGGTCCGGGCGTTGTAGGACCAGTCGCCGTAGCGGACGGATGCCGTGTTCCAGCCAAGGGGCTGCCCATTGCTGCCGATGGTCACCTGCAGGCGCTCGACACCTTCGGCAAAGGCATCGTCTTCGGTGATGTCTTGGAGGTGCTGGATGCGGACCTCGGTAACCTCCAGCGTAAGCCTGCTGGCCCAGCGCGGCATGTGGATGGAGGGGCGCCACACCGTCTGGTCAAGGCCGGCATCGACGCGATAGCGCGCGCCAAGGCTGGGGTCTGCCGAGTGAACTGGGCGCCAGGTTTCGCGCACCCACAGCAGGTCACCGACCTGCACCTTGGCGAGCGGCGACGTGGCGAGGCGGCGGGTCTGCGTCTTCCGGCCGGCGAGCAGGGCGCGCACCATCGGGCCGGAGAAGAGGATCGGGCGGTCAGCCATGCTGGCTCTCCAGGTGTGGGGGCTGAGGCGGGTCAGGCGGCGGCCGGCTCGATGACAGATACCGACACGTCGTCAGGTGCGTGGATTTCGAGCCGAAGAGACTGGCCGTCATCATTCATCGACCAAATCAAAGGCCAGTTCGGTAAGGGTTTGCTTGGCCCTAAGGGTGCAAGCCCGATTGCCCACGACTTGATCGGGCCGTGGCAGTACTGACCGGTGACGATCAGGCCCTGCCCGTCCCATGCGATCACCTTCATGGCGCGCCGAAGCCCTGCGCCGCCGTCATCGTGACAGGCGTCGCCGTAGCTCTCTTGACACTCGAAGCAACTGTCGCCTGTGCCGGTGAAGGTCAGCACGGATACCATGGGCCTCTCCCTGCGGTGCGGAGCGGCCGGGCCGCTCACCAGCGTCAACCGGGCTGGTGAGGGAATGTCGCATAATTATGCGGGCCGGTCAACGCACAATTATGCGGTCGCATAAACGTGCGGTTTCATAGGCTGCCTGTGCGACCTACGGTGAGGCTGCCTTTGTGAGTTGCGGTACCGTGCCGTGTATCCCGTGCTTCATCCAGCCAAAGGGGACGGGAAACGGCCGCACCGCGTGGGCTGCGCTGAGTTCTGCATCGACAGATATCAATGAATAGGGAACAAGATGAGCGACAGCACCGCTCCCAACGACGAGCCCCAGGCGGGGGCGTCCTCGACTGTCGAGGTGCCTCATGTGCGATCTCGGGACTATCGTAGCGTCCGCGCCGATGAATGCATGGCCCGAGTGGAGCGACGCGGCCCGGAAATTAAGATCGTACTGGCATTCAATCGTAGAGACGTGGTTGTCAGTAAAAAAATCATCACCTTTCCCGAAGACGAGAGTGGCAAAACACGCGTCGCACTGATGGAAACGAACAGAACCGTTGAGGAGGTTGAGGTTATCCTTGACCCTATAGCACTTGTCGGAATGTTTGAGATTTTATCTCTGCGGATGGCTGACCTATCGCCAGAAGACTTGGCGAGGTACGGCGTCGAACTCGGCGAGTAGTGAGGGACGGACTAAATGCGCGAGCCACCGCACCTTCGACTGGTTCCCCGGCCCCCGATTGAAGCGACCGCAACAACGACTACGGAGCAAGGCGCCCTGTCTAGCGTGTCCGACCGAGGGCTGATGAAGCCTTGGACACAGTTCATGGCGACTGCATTCATTATACCCAGCCCTGGGAGCATCAAGCCGGAGGATCGCGATAAAGCGTTCGCCGCCGCGCGGATGATGGGTCAGGCGTCAAGCAACGCAAGCCGACCTAGCGCGCAGGCCGCCGCTGCTGACGCGACGCGAGCCGCCCAGTTGCCGGAACACGACAAGAAACCAGACAAAACCCATAAGACCGCCAACGATCCGGACACACAGAAGCCCATTGCTGCCGGCAACGGCGACGGCCATATTGGTGGCATGCAAGAGCGGCTTTCCAAGCTTGAGGGTGGGTTCGACGGCATCAAGCAAAGCCAAGCCATCCTTTGGTCTGGCACGCTAGGGATCGCCGCGCTGGTGCTTGCCGCTCTGGCGGTCGTTGTCACGCTCCAATTCTATGTCCTGGCAGAAGTAAGCGGCATCGACGACAGGATTGGAGCGGAGTTCAGAGCGTTGCGCGCTGAGACTGCCGCCCAGACGAGTGCTATCGCCAACTCGATTACCGCAACCAAACAGCAGGCACCACAGGTGATTCTAGTGCCCGCTCCGCCAGCGTCAGCGCCAATTTCTCCACCCTGATCCTGCAAGCGTTTGCAAGCCGCCCCGGTTCACCGCGGGCGGTTTTTTCGTGCGCCCGGCGCCCCACCATCTCAACGCACCCGCACAATTAGCGGTCCCCTTTTGGCCACCTTGGCGAACGCGACAGACAATCGGAAACCTGAACGTGCCCAACTCCGGGCGTGCAATCAGGAAACCGCAAGATGCGAGATCAAACCCCTTTTCGGCGAGGTCCTGTAACAGTCGGCCTCGTGCGTGATGAGAACGGATTCGCCAAGGTGCGAATGGTCCGTGCCGTCTACATCGCCAACCAGGACTGTCCCTATTTGGAGGAGATGGACGGCAACGACTTCTGCGCGAGCCATATCCTGGCCGAGGTCGACGGCAACCCCGCCGGCACCATCCGCCTGCGCTGGTTCGCCGGCTTCTGCAAGGTGGAGCGGATCACCGTCATCCCGCGTTTCGAGGGGCCGCAGTACGGCGTGGTGCGGGCGATGGCCGAGTTCGGCCTGCCGATCATCGCGGCAAAGGGCTACACCCGGATCGTCACCCATGCCCAGGAGCGGCTCGCCGGCGCCTGGCGCCGCGTCTTCCGCTTCCTACAGCCGACCGGCCAAACCTTTGCGATGAGCGACCACGGCTATGTCGTGCTGGCTGGCGACCTGCGGCTCGAAGTGCCGGTGATCGGCGAGGCGACCGACCCGCTGGTGATGAACCGGCCCGAGGGCGCCTGGGACCGGCCGGGCGTGCTCGATGCGTCGGCCGAGCGACCGGCGACCAACATCCACCGGCGCAGGAGTGGGGATTAGGGGCGCGGGGCCTCAGCCCCGAGCGCGACAGTTGCCCGGCTATCCCACGGAATGTCCGGGGGGCCGGGCTCGCGCTCGAAGATCTGTCGCTTTAAGTGTTGGAGGAATAGCGCAATGTGGGGCTGCTGTCGGATGTCGCGCCGGCAGATTAGATAGAAGTCGAGTGAGGGCTCGAACTCGGGAAATGTAAAACCCTCCAGCGCGTCGCGCTCCCTCTCGATTAGCCCGATAGGCTGCGGAGCGAAGCCTAGGCCATTCGCTGTAGCCCAACCGTAAGCTATGCTGCTGTCAATGATCATCGCGACGTTGGGGTGACTCGCAATCAGGTCACCCCATGCGCGCCATGCGCCAGTCGTCGGGAGTTCAGGCGAAGCGAGAACCGGGTGTTGCCTCAGATCCTCGAAACACGTTGGGCGCCCGGCCGCCAGAAGATAGCGACGAGAGGCGGCCACGCGGAAGGTCATCTTCGATGCGGCGATCTCTACCCAATCGTCCCTCAATGGCAGATCGTAGGTGACGGCAACGTCGGCCTCGGAAGTATCGAGGTCGGGCAATCGCATTGTGGCCACCGTCTGGACCTGAACCAGGGGCTGGGCGTGTCGGAAGGTCGTGAGCGAATGCGGCAGCCAGTACGCGGCCATACCCTCCGTAGCCCAAAGGCGGATCCGGGCGGTTGTGTGTTCACGGCCTCCGCCTAAACGCAGCGATTGCAAGCGCCTCTCGGTTTCGATGGCGGCTTCGACCAGGGGGAGGGCGTGCTGCGTCGGCCGCATTCGTGGGCTCCCGCGCTCGAAAAGGGGCTGGCCGAGCCTCGCCTCCAGTTCGTCAATCCGCCGGGCAACAGTCCACTTTGTGGCACCCTTGCCACTTCCGAGCGCCTTGCTCGCCGCCGCGAAGCTGCCCTCGCGTGCGACGGCTAGCACGAAACGGAGGTCGTTCCAATCATCGATCAAGGAGCGCCTCTGCACCGGCGCGGAGCAGAGATGCACCGCGACGACAGCATCTCACGTTGCTAGGTTGCTAGCAACAACTGGGAATGGGTAGAAAGGGCGCCTTATGGGAAGCGCTGACGATCCAAAGCAGGGCCTAAATGCGGTGAAAGCGCAGGAGCCGACTGTTGACGCAGAGGTGGCGCGCCAGTCTGCGCGGCGCCGCGCCTTTATCGATGCCCTGGAAGCGATGGACGACGAGGCCCTAGACCGAATGCTGGAACGCGCCAGCGAAGTCATTCCCCTGACGAGCGAGCCAACTGAAGCTCCCGTTGGGCATGAGCCTCCAGAAGCGCCTTGCCTTGCTCGGGAGCCGCCTCATAGGCCTCAAGGATGAGTCGCGCCTTCTCGGATCGCGGCGCGCCCTCACCGAGCAGGTACCCAATGGTGGTTCCCGCTGCTGTCGCAAGCTTGTGGTAGGTCACGATTGAGAGGCTTTCTGACCGCCCCTCAAGGAAATTTCGTATGGCCGATTCCGTGAGCTTCGCCCTCACGCTCCAGTCATGGAGCGAGGCAATGCGCTTCGTTTCGAGAAGCTCCCTGTAAGCGGCCTCGAAGGCTATGCGGTAATGCTGCTTTACGTCGTTCGGCATGCCCGCATTATCGACAGGGCGCAGAAATGTGCGACCGCATGATTGTGCGGCAGAGGCGCTTGACGAACCGCATAAATATGCGGCATGCTCCGAGCCATGAGACAGGCTCGCGACACCACCGACGCTGTTCAATTGCGCATCCTCGCGTTCATGGAGGCCGAAGGTCTTTCGGCCGACCGGCTTGCCAAGCGTGCTGGCGTGGCCGAGGGCGCCCTGCGGGATGTGAAGTCGCCGACATGGCGGCCGACCTTCGCCACGGTGAGGAAAGTTGAGGCCGTAATTCCGGCTGACTTTGAGACACCGAAGGACTTCTGCGGCCCAAGCCATGCGGCTCCCCTTGACGAGGTGGACCGCAGCGCTTCCCGGCGCCGATCTTGGACCGGCCCCGACCGCCGCCGCCCAGCCGCCTCCACTGTTTCGGTGGAGGCGTGATGCCGCCGCGCGAACCCGGCTGGGATCTGCCTCCCCACTCCCGCCACCACCCCCAACACAGGAGCGACGCCGTGAGCGACGCCATCGAACACACGCTGGCACGCCTGCTCGATGAGCAGCGCCGCACCAACGCGCTGCTGGCCGAGCTGATCGCCCAGCGTGCCGACGACGCCGGGCACTGCGGCTTCCTCCGCGACATCGGCCCGGATGGGGAGGCGCTGCGAGCCTCCCTGGGCGCCCATATCGCCTTTTTGAACGAGGGCGGGGCGGAGATGATCCGGAACGGGATCGCCCGCACCCTGCGGACCGCAACGCCCCGGCCCGAGACCCACTCTCCCGAGCCGGGCGTGCGCCTCTATGTCGAACCCGTGCTCGATGTCACCGAGCCTCCCGCCATCCGTGCGTCCAAATCTTATAGCCGGTAGCGTCATGCAGCTTCTGGACATAGATGCGCGGGTTGTCGAACGGCAGATCGATCCGACCCGACCGGCCGGTGACCTTCTGAGGCTCGGTATACGTGGGGCCGCCGTAGATGAGGACGCTTGCGTTGAGGGGTTCGACTTCGACCTCGACGATGATCGCCTTGAGCGGGATGCCGTCAGGCACGGACAACGTGTGCTCCGCGGCATTTGCAATGAAGACATTTGGCTCGGCCACTTGGAATGCTCCCTTGAGGGTCTGGACAACCCCAAGGTAGCAGGGGCGGGGCGAGCTGTCATGGCTCGCCCCGTCACCCCCACCGAAGTGGTGGGGGCGTAGATGGGCACCCTCCGCATCTTCGCGCTCGAGAAGGCCAGGCTGGTGCCGGTCGATTTATCCAGGCCGGTGCCGCAGTGCGTGATGAAGAACGGGTGGCCCGTCGAGACGGACATCCGGCTTCCGCATGACCTGCGGGAGGTTCGGAAAGGCGAGCCGGGATATGTGCACCGGCCGGCCCAGCCCGAGAGGGCGCCATGACCCCTGATCTGCTGCTGCTCGACATTCTGGCCGATTTCGCCCTGGCGGCGGGCGTGACGCTGCTGGTGGTGGCGCTGGCCCTGGCGCCGGTGCTGCTGCGCCAGCCGAAGCGGGGCCGAAGCACGGACCGATGACGTAGACCGGCGCGGCCGGACCAAGCGGACTGGCCGCACCTGAAACATTAGGGAAGTCTTAATTACTAGCGCGTCGCTACCAGTTTCCGCACCAGCGAAGACAGAGGTTGCGACGCGGGGAACACGAGGGGCGGGGCAGGGCATGGCTTGAGCTTAGGAGCCGCCGCCCGGACCCGCCACAGACCGGAAGGAAGAACAAATGCGGGACGCTATGAGGGTGCTCTACCGCAAGGCCTTCAAGGAAGCCTTCAGCGAGCACGTGGGGCAGGGGGCCGGCAGGATGTCGACGCAGGAGGTTAGCCGCCTGACGGGCATCGGCCACCAGACCTTGCTGAACTACGGCCGGGGCGAGAGCTTCCCGGAGGTGCCGGAGCTCTACGCCCTCAAGGGCGTGCTGCCGGCGAGCTTCCGCCTGATGATCGATGACCAGCTTCACCCGCAGGAGCATGGCGAGTTCGACGCGGACGAACTGGCCGAGCACCTGGCCGAAGTCGCCGCCGCTGCGGTGAAGTTCGCCCGGCTGAAGCGCCTCAAGGGCCACTGCCACGTCACGCTCGCCAAGTTCCGGCAGGCCCTGCGGCCGCTCGCCGGGATCGGCGCGATCATCAGCGGCCGCCGCAAGCTGGCGAGGGCGGCATGAGGCGCCCTTACACCCCCTACACCGAAGCCGAGATGGACGCGCTCTTCGACGCCGCGCAGACGGGGAAGTCTATCGCGGAGATCGGGCACCTTTTCAGCCGCCCCCTGGACCTCGTTCGGAAGCGGCTGGGCCGGATCCGGCGCGAGCTGGGCAAAGGGCCGGGCCAGGGCAAGCGCACGCTGCCGCCCATGGCGGCGCCGGCCGAGACCTCGCCGGTGCCCACGCCCCAGACGGAGGTGGCGCCGGCCGCCAGTGTGCGCCTCACCCCGTCCGAGCGGAGCGGCCTCGAACTCCGCAAGCGCGCCATTCTCCGGGAGGTCTCGCACCTTCGGCGGGGCCAGGACTGCCCGGCGTTGTTCGAGTTGCGGGCGATCTATGACCGCCTCGCCCTGGCGGACACGGCAGACCGCGCCCGCCTCGCTGTCTGCGACGACTTCCACCCGGCCAAGCGGCCGGAACTGGTGGAGTGACCTGATGACCGCGCCCCTTTCCGCGAGCGCCATGATGGCAAAGGTCATCTTCCGCCTGATGGCCGAGCGCAAGCGCCAGGGCCTGAGCCTCGCCACCGTGGCCGAGCGCTGCGACGTGACCGCGCCCGCAGTCGACAAGTGGGAGCGGGGCGACAGCCGGCCGAGCATGGAGCACCTGTTCGACTGGTGCGCGGCCCTTGGCGTGCCCCTGGTCGCGGGCGACGGCCATAAACCAGCGGTTTACGTCGCTGGGGAGGCCGCCTGATGGCCGTCCGCATTCTCACCGGCGACTGCCGCGCGTTGCTGCCCACGCTGCCGGACCGCTCGGTCGACTGCTGCGTCACCAGCCCGCCCTACTTCGGCCTGCGGGACTATGGCGTGGAGGGGCAGCTCGGCTTGGAGCCCACGCCCGACGAATTCGTCGCCGCCATGGTGGCGGTGTTCCGCGAGGTGCGGCGGGTGCTGCGCGACGACGGCACGCTGTGGCTCAACCTGGGGGACAGCTACGCCGGTAGCTGGGGCGCGCAGTCCCGCGGCGGGGCGCCCTCGGACAAGTCAACCCTGGCCGGCAACGGCCACAGTGCCGGCGGCCCCAAGACCAAGTCGCTGAGCGCCGTCCAGATCGCGGCGGCTCCGAAGAAGCAGTCGCGAACCGGCAGCATACCGCAGGGCAGCGGTCTCAAGCCGAAAGACCTGATCGGCATACCCTGGCGCGTCGCGTTCGCCCTCCAGGCGGACGGCTGGTGGCTGCGCTCGGACATCGTTTGGCACAAGCCCAACCCCATGCCGGAAAGCGTCACCGACCGGCCGACCAACGCCCACGAGCATGTCTTTCTGCTCACCAAGTCGCCCCGCTACTACTACGACCTGGACGCCGTGCGGGAGCCCCTGGCGGAGAGCAGCGTCGCGCGCATCGCCCAGGACACCGCCGGCCAGACCGGCAGCGCCAGGGCCGATAGGCCGATGAAGGCCGTGCTGGCCCGCAACAGCTTCAGGCGCGCGTCGAGCAAACGCGGCGAGCCGCTGACCCCCGACGCGAGGTGCGGCACCCACCGGCCGGATCGGCCCGACACCGAGACCGACCTGCGCGGCCGGAACGCCCGCAACGTCTGGACGGTGGCCACCCAGCCGTTCACCGAGGCCCACTTCGCCACCATGCCGCCCGAGCTGGCCGAGCGCTGCATAAAGGCGGGCTGTCCGCGCGGCGGCGTGGTGCTTGACCCGTTCGGCGGCGCCGGGACCACCGGGCTGGCTGCCGACCGCCTCCAGCGCGACGCCATCCTCCTCGAGCTGAACCCCGAATACGCCGCCCTGGCCGAGCGCCGCATTGCAGCGGACGGGGGCATGTTCGGTGCTGTCGAGAAGCTGGAGGCTGCGGAATGAAAAGGTGCCGCCCCGAAGAGCATCTCCACCGCACCGTTGCCGACTTCCTGTCGCTGGCCCTGCCCGAAACGGTGACGTGGTGGCACGTCCCGAACGGCGGCGGCCGCAGCGCGGCGGAAGCCGGAATTTTGAAGGCGATGGGCGTCAAGGCCGGGGTGCCCGACCTGCAATTCATCCTGCCGCCGGGCAGGGCGGCGTTCATCGAGTTGAAGCCCCGCGGCGGGGTGCTGTCCGAGCCGCAGCGCGCCATGCGGGACCGCTTGGTTGCGGCCGGCTGCGACTGGGCGCTCGCCCGCAGCGTCGAGGCTGTCGAGGCGACGTTGCGAGGCTGGGGCGTCCCCCTTCGGGCCTCTGTCGGGGTGACGGGGGAGGCGCAGCATGGCTGACCTCTCCTGGCTCCCCCGCGTCGCGCCTCGGCCCGACCTTCTGTCCACCCTGTGCCCCGCGCCCCCGCCGGTGCCGTCGCCGATCCGCGCCGCCCGCCCGCTGCGGCCGGTGCAGGCCTGGAGCGATGCCGAGCGTGTCGAGGTGGCCCTGCCGCCGGCCCTGCTCTACAGCCTCGTCGACGACTTGGCGCGCTGGAGCGGCACGAACGCCGCGACGGCCCCCGAGACCAAGGCGGCGCTCTCGCCGGCCATTGAAGCCGCCTTCGGTGACCTTCTGGGCGGGCGTCGCCGGCAGCTCGCCGCGCGCACCGACCGCGCCGTCGATGCCGTCATGGACCCCATCCGGGGCAACAGCCGCGCCCAGCAGCTCGCCGCCGTCGTCGGGCTGGTGGACGAACTCTATTCCGACGGCTGGTGGCTTCCGGCCGACGCGGGCTTCTGGCCGGCCTTCCACGCGCTCTGCGAGCGGGTGAACGCGGTCCCCGAGAACCTCTCCGCCCTGGCGGGGGTGGAGCGCAGCGCCGCCAAGGCCGTGCCCCGCATGATCGCCGCGGCGCGCGCGGTGGGGCTGTTCACTCGGCGGCGGTTCCAGCCGCTGGCCGGCGGAGGCGAGTAGCCATGGACCGCCAGATTTCCGCCGCCGTGGCAGTCACCGCCCGCGCTCTCTGCGTACCGGCGGGCGATATTCGCTCGAGCCGCGGAGGGCGCCGCGTCGTCAACGCTCGGCACACGGCGATGGCCGTGGCCTTGGCGATGACCGGTGCCCCGCCTCGCGCGGTCGCGCTAGGCTTCGGCTTTTCCGCGTCGATGGCTGAAGCCGTCAAGCGGACAGGCCGGCATATCGAGTGCCACCCCGAATATCGCCGTTTCGTCGCGGATCTGGCCGTCGATGCCGCCGTGGCGATGGCCCTGCTGGAAGAGGTGTCATCGTGACGACACGCGTTCCCCTATCGAAAAAGACCCGGTTCGAGGTGTTCAAGCGCGACCGCTTCACCTGCCAATATTGCGGCGCCAAAGCTCCAGACGTGGTGCTGCACGTTGACCACGTGCAGCCCGTTGCGGACGGCGGCACGAACGACCTGCTCAACCTCCTGACGGCTTGCCAGGGCTGCAACGCCGGTAAGGGCGCTAGGCGCCTGGACGACAGCACCGAGGTGACCAAGCAGCGCGCCCAGCTCGAGGAACTTCAAGATCGGCGTGAGCAGATCGAGATGCTGCTGGAGTGGCGCGAGGCCCTGGCCGAGGCGAAGCGCGATAGCGTGGA